CAGCCGAGCAAATGTATATGGATTAGTTAAGATTCTAGTTACATTGGTAGTAATAAAATAAAATATTTAGCTTTTATATTGAAGTGTCATGACATAAAATAATTAAAGGTATCTTGTTAATTTTGAATATTAGTTTTATAACTAAAATTAAGCTGGTTTACAAGTGTTGATAATGCTTGAGTGAGTTGTCTTTTGTCTTCAAAATTATACTCACTTTTTAAATCTGGTAACATTAAATTTATTTTCATTATCTTCTTCCATCAGGTTGAACATCAGCACGGAAAGAACCAAAACGCCAAGTTTCATCTGTGCTCTCATTTTCTATTTTCAAAGCTGCAAAACGTCCTCGTGCTCTTGTATCAATTTTATTTGTTGAGGCAGTAACAGTAAAGGGACCTAAACTCGATGAAGTTTCTGTTTGAGCAGGAAAATCTTTCAACAATAAAGATACTTTAGCATTACCATCTATTTTTGCAAAGTCAGGTATGAAACGTCTAATTTTAAGAAAAAATTCGCCTTGCGCACCCTCCATATCTAAACTAAAATCGCCTGACTCAATAAAAGCAGGAATAGCAGTTTTGCTACCAGCACTATCAACTTGATCTGTACCAACCTCGTGCTCATACAATGTAGTAGCACCATAAGTATTTGTAATACCATTAATTGAGAAATTAGGCGTGGCTGTTAAACTGTATTGTGTTGCATAAGGGTTATCAAATGTAAACTTATCAATATATGTCGTTCTATCTAAAGAACTTGTTGTCCACACACCTTCTCTATAATTTAGTGTTACACATCTATCAATTACATCTGAACCTGCTTTCGGATAAAACCAATTAATCTCTGTGAATAAAGCATTAAAACCAGCGAATACAATTTCATTTTGATTAAAATTAAAACCAAGATCATCAGATGTTTGTGTAGTAAATACAAAATCTTCAACAGAACAAGGTATCTTTTTAACACCTGCACCATCGTAAACAAAGAAACCACCAGAACGACCCATCCAGTAAACAACACCATCAACATGAATTATTGAATGCTGTGACATAGCTCCACAGTTAGTACCAACTTGTCGTATAGAAAATGTAAAAGGTGGTCCAACAAATTGCATTATGTATGCTGATGTATCAGTAACAATAAATGTTAAATCTTTAGCACGTACAGCTCCGACAATTTTTGAACCAGAATCAAGTTGAAAAGTTCCCGCTGTGTTTGTTGAGGTTGGTGCATACGTTGTTCTATCCTCTTGATCTGAAAATCTTATAAACATTTTGTCTTGAGTAGCTGGATTGCCTATTATAGTTTCAGTGCCAAGATGAATAAGATGTCTGTCTGTATCAGATACAATAGTGTGAACAGATGCTGTAGGGTTTGTTGCTACAGCAGTTGCTCTTGTAGTTAATGCATTAGAAGCTGACGGATCCCATTCAAAACTTTTACCATTTCTTATGGTAGCAATTAGTATTTGTCCATAATTATCTAGTGACCAGTTACCTGGCTCTAAAGTAGTTGTATCAGTTGTACTCGCTTCACCCCAATTTTGTGAGCCACTCCAAGTGCCTGTACCCCAACCAAAACCTAATGTTTGAATTGTTGGACCTATTTCTTCGTAAGGTGTTGCTGTTGCCGATCCACCAGCTGATATACCAGACCCAGATTCAGCAGCAGTCATTGTAATTGTAAAACTATTAGCATTAGGAACTGTAATAATTTCAAAAGGATTTGTCGTAAAATCACTAGTTGCAAAGCCTGTACCCGAACCAGGAAGTGTTACACTTGTAAATACAACATATTCACCCACAGTCAAATTATGAGAGGTCTTGTTTACAGTAACAGTAGCTGATCCGTTTGTAGTGGTAAACGTACAAGATGTAAGGGCTGTTCCGAGCGGTGAGATATCATAGAAAGCTCCTTCAAAATATAAAAATAATCCTTTAGTTGTTCCTATCGCTATATACTTTGTTCCATCTAATGCTGACCAGTTATGAATATCTCTTGCCACTCCAGGCAACGTGTTGGCTAAAGGTTGATTCCAACCCCCCATTTTCTCTGGCTCACCATATCTAAAACGCACAAAATCACCATCTGTCCATTGATATTCAGCTGTTGTTTTTGTTAATTGTTTATTAAAACCAGGTTTGAAAGGTACTTTGATTAGAGGCATGTCACCTCGCAGTCACAGGACTTGTTCCATCTCCAACAAATGGATGTTCAGCAAATGCCATATAAAAATAATTTATTCCTGAATTGTTCATACCATATCCAGCTTCTTGTCTAATTTTAAATCCGTTGCTTAAAAAATCAGTACCTCTAGTCCCTATATTATATTCAACTCCTGTGGTGTCCGTATAAAGTTCTTGAGTTACTGGATTAAATGGATTTCTTACAGAATCTAGTAATCTACCATTACTGGCGATATCTATTCCTTTGTGAATAATAAAACGAGGTTTAAATCCTGTGTACACAAACGGACCATCTGCAACTCCGTTTCCAATGTAGTTGCCCATTTTTGAGTAACCAGCAACCGAATGAAAACAATACGCAATCATACGGTGAGTTCCATTTGATTCGTAAGCACTTCCAACTGTAAACACACTACTTGTAGGTTCTACATTATTAAAACCTGTTGTATCTGTTACCCAAGTATTAGTTAAATTTAAATATCCATATTTATTAGCACCTTGTTGTTTAAAATAAATTATCCAATTATATGAAGCATCTAAATTTTTAGTAATAATAACTTCAGGAGCTTGACTCAACCCATGACCAATTGTTGCACCACTTGCTCTATTGCCAGTATATTGTACGATTGAGAAGCCTGCTGTTTGATTAGCCTGAACAGTTGAGGTAATTGAACCATCAGTATTTGAACTAGTGCTTCCTGAATTTGCAACCCAGTTCCAGCTTACATACGATTCACCACTTGTATTAATTGCAACATTATCTTCAATTTGCTGACCACCAGCTAAAAACTTTTGTAGTCCATCTGTAACTGTGGTTTCATCAGTTGTTGCATTAGATGCTAAGACTAATTGTTTACCTCTTGAACTATCGTATAATTGATGATTGTCAGTAGCATCTCTGTTCTTCGTCCACACTAATCCACTTATACCTTTATCTGTGGATGGTAGGTTGTCCTGTTGTAAAGCAGAAAATCCAGTTGGTGCAGTATAAGCTAAAGATTTTTGACCAAAGTTTACATCTAGTGTATTATTTTGAAATACATTAAATGCTATTTGAAACTGACTTGCTTTTGAACTCATATCAAAAAATGAATTTGTTCCATTAGCTGGGTCACCACTTAATACCCAAGTGTTATTAATAGCAAACCATATTTTACCTTGTTTAATAGCAACACCAATAACATCATTTGATGCATGAGAAACACTTGTCGTTACATCAGTTGAGCCTCCTAAAACTCGCCAGTATTGATTTGACCCACCACTTCCTCTTGATGCAATTCCATAAGAATTAGAGCCACCATAAGCTGAAGCACTTAAAGCATTTTGTGATGATATAAGACCTATATTTATATTATCCGTAGAACTACCAACATTTTTAGCTTCAAAATAATAACCATTACTATCATTACTATTAATTAAAAAGGTTGCTCGCCTAACACCATATACACTACTGCCAGTTCCAGCTATTTTTAAATTTCCTTCAGATAAAGTTGCAGTTCCAGCAGTTGGATTAGCTGCCAATGTCGCATGATTCTGGGTAGGACTATCCGTAGTCTGGTCAGATGCACTTAAATTTGTAGCACTAAAATCATTCGTATTTCCACTGGTGTCATCTCCAAGTGCTGAGCTATCACCAAATTCTAATCTAAATCCATTCGTGCCATAAGTAATACCACTTAATGTCTTGGGTATCCATCTGCCAGTTGATGTATCAGTAACACCAAAGGTTGATGGTGTTAGTGCTGTACCATCTACTAAATTAACTTCAGCTAAATATCCATCATAACTTCCAATAGTATCAAAAATTCCTACATTATTAGGAAAACTTGATGAGTTTACTGCAGTATCATAATCTTGTGATGGATAAGTTTCAGTTGAAAAACTTGTTACTTGGTCGCCATCAACATAAAATTTAACTCTATCACTTGCTGTGGATTGGGTTGTGTCAACAGCTATCATAAAATGATAATATTTGCTAGTATCTTCAAAAGTTCTATTTGTTATAAGTCTTAAATTACTAGAGGCTGTAACCCTATCTTGAATATCTATGGTATTACTCGCAGTAAATTCAAATTTAAAATAATTACTAGTGTCAGTTTCACAAGAAAAAGGAAATCTTCTTGTCCCTAAATTACCTAATTTAGCCCAAAAGCTAAGTGTCCACGTTCTTTTATTTCCATCACTACTTGGTGTTCTTGCAAGTTTTGGATTATCCCCATCATTAAATATCAAGCTATTATCTATCGTGCCATTATCAGTAAAAGGTACGAACTTACCGACACGTTGCCCAGCTCCGTTGCCTTCGTAGATTATCGGAAAGAAATATTCTTCGCCATTTGGTATTGTTGGTGTTGCCATATTAACTCCCTAAATTACTTGTGCAAAGTGCCAAGTACCCACTTGGAACACTATATTTAAAATTACCTACTCCGTTTCCATCACTATTACCACC